GACGGAACAACACTGGGAACTCCACCAAAAAACCTGAGACCGTTAACAGATCAACAGATCACGTTTGCTCAAGGTGTTATCGAGGGAAAGACAAGAAAGCAAGCGTATAGAGAAGCGTATCCAAACCAACAGGGATCGGACGCAACGATAAGCGCAGCGGCACACAAACTAGCCAAAGATCCACGGATTACAAAGATGATCCGAGACGGTTGGTCGGAGACGGAAGAGGCACTGTCGGATGATCTACAAGCAACACGGCGGTATGTCATGCGGAGTCTGGTGGCTCTAAGCAAAGCCGGAAAGCAAGAGGGAAGCCGCCTGAAGGCTCTCGAACTACTAGGCCGTCACGCTGGCATGTGGATACCAGAAAAAACCGCACCAGAGCAACCGGTGACAGCGGAGCAATTGCGGAGGGAGTTGACGGCGCATCTGAAGTTGGTTGGGAAGTGAAACCCACCGTACCCGGACCCCCATGTGTGCGTGATGACCACCCGTTATGCGGTTACGCTCTAATCCACTCTCCCAATCACTACCCGAATACCCCCCCCTATCAATCCCAATCGCCACCCCCCGGGGGTATATATAAATTTTAGAAACATTTGTGCGAACAATTAAGTTATGTCAAGAACGAAGGCGAAGATGACGGAGCGGTGGGATTTGGTGTTACGTTTTATAAAGGCGTACATCAAGATCCACGGTGTAGGTCCGTCTTACGAGGTGTTAGCTAGTGGGTTGGGGATGAGGTCTAGGTCTAATATGCACAGGATGGTGAAGAGGATGAAGGAGGAAGGTTTGTTGGATACGCGGCCTAGAAAGTTCTTGTCTATAAAGGTGGTAGATAGATCTGTGAAGGAGATCAGCAAGTTATGAGCTTGTTATCTCAGAAGGAGGTGAAGGAGTATTTAGAGATTGCTGAGCGGGTTCCTGCGCAGCAGAGGAAGAAGGTATTACAGTTATTAGAGTTAGATAGAGTAGAGAGGTGTAGAGAGTCTTTCTTGTTCTTCGTTCAGCAGATGTGGCCTGTATTTATTTCTGGTAAGCATCATAAGATCATGGCAGATGCTTTTGAGAGAGTTGCGAACGGAGAGTTAAAGAGGTTGATTATCAATATGCCGCCTAGGCATGCTATAGTCACAGGTATGAAGATACCTACTACTCAAGGCTTTAAAACGATTGCATCGTTAAACGTTGGTGATAAAGTTTTTGGGCCTGACGGTAGGCCTGTAAAGGTCTTAGGAAAGTCTGAGGTCTTTAAGAATCGAGAGTTATACAAAGTCACAACGGATGACGGAGCGTCATTAGTTGTTGATGGGGAGCATCTCTGGACGGTTCGGCTTGATAGAAAGCACGGTATCTATCACGACTACACCACAGAAGAGTTATGGCGTCGGCAGAATGGAGAGGTTCTGCGTACCAAACGTAGTGGGCAGAAGGAATTTATAGCCGGAAAGAGGGCTAAAACCGTCCGGTTACCACGCCTGCCGGATGTACAGCCTGTTGCGTATACACGCAAAGAACTGCCTATTGACCCTTACGTATTAGGCGTATGGCTGGGGGATGGATCGTCGAGTTCTGGTGTTATTACATCTGGCGATGATGATGCCGTTGTAGTCCGCGCTGAGATTGAAAAACGCGGCTTTAAGACGACCGACCAAGCAACCGCTCAAACGTTTGGAACGCTAGGCCTGCAAGTTAAGCTTAAAGAGCTAGGAGTGCTAGGGAACAAGCACATCCCAGAGGTCTACTTACAAGCAGACGAACAACAACGCAGAGACCTTTTAAAAGGTCTCATGGATACCGACGGAAACGTAACCAAAGCTGGGCAGTGTTTTTTCGCGCAAAGCAACCGCAGCTTTATTGAATCTGTCTGTCAATTAATCCATAGCCTTGGAATCAAGGCCTCGATCATAGAAAGCGAGGCCAAGATAAAAGACAAGTCGTATGGCAAAACGTGGAAAATTTCGTTTTACGCCAATGACATTTTTATGCTTCCACGGAAAGAGGCCCGGACATTAAAAGATTCAAGAACGTTTGGCAGATACATCAGTATTGAAAAACTCAATCAAGTTGGTGATACGCAATGTATCAAAGTGGACCGTGAAGACGGTTTGTTTTTAGCCGGAGAGGGCTACATTGTCACCCACAACACCAAGTCAGAGTTTGCTAGTTATCTGTTACCTGCGTGGTTTTTGGGGAAGTTTCCGGAGAAGAAGATCATCCAGGTAGCTCATACGGCAGAACTAGCGGTTGGGTTTGGAAGGAAGGTCAGGAACGTTGTTTCGTCTGATGCATATCAAAAGGTATTTGATACCAAGCTTTCGTCTGACTCTAAAGCTGCCGGGCGGTGGAATACGCAAAAGGGCGGTGATTATTTTGCTATTGGGGTGGGTGGTGCTGTAACCGGCAAAGGCGCTGATTTGTGTGTAGATCTGTTGTCTACGGTCTATACGCCTTCCGGAGAGAAGAAAGCTAAAGATGTTGTGGTTGGAGATTTGTTATTAGGTGTCGGGGGATATGGAAGAGTCCGGCATGTTATTCGTTCACAACATGATCAGACGGTTGTTATTAACGGAGACCTAAAGGTCTCTGCCTATCACCCTGTCTTTACCGGGCGAGGATGGGTAGATGCTAAAGATCTATTGCCTACAGATGTGTTGTTTACCCCTAGTTGTTTAATGTACAATTCATACTCCACTCATAATGGAGTTGATGATGAACAGTTACTCAAGGGAATACAACATCTGGGCGATGATGCGCCAGCGCTGCTCCAACCCAAAGGCAGCAAATTATCTTGGCTACGGAGCAAGAGGGATAAAGGTGTGCGAGCGTTGGAACAGGTTTTCCAACTTTATTGCAGACCTTGGCCCCGCTCCTTCTCCAGCGCACACGCTGGACAGGATAGACAACAACGGGGACTACACGCCGGAGAACTGCCGCTGGGCGGACGTTTTGCAGCAGCAAAACAACCGTCGCAACTCAGTATTTATAGAAGCCTTTGGCAAGCGGTTAACGCTTGCACAGTGGGCGCGAGAAACTGGATTAAGCAGAGACATCATCAAGCATCGAATCTTTGTTATGAGCATGCCGCCGGAGCAGGCTTTAGGCATGAAAGAAAAGATGTCTCACAATCAAAAACCTGTGAGACAGTACACCCTGACCGGGGAACTGGTCAGCGAATTCTCAAGCTTGGCAGAAGCCTCTATCAAAACCAAGATCAACAAGGCAGCGATCTTCAACAACCTATCCGGCAGGAGCAAAACCTCCGCTGGATTCCTGTGGAAATACGTTCAATCAGAATCGAACACCACGAACCCAAAGAGTTCGTTAACTTCCATGTAGAAGGATCAAATACGTTTGTATGTAATACGTATTTGACTCATAACTGTATCATCGATGATCCACACAGTGAGCAAGAGGCGAGGCAAGGGAACCCGGAGGTTTACGATAGTGTGTATGAGTGGTACACCTCCGGCCCTCGTCAGCGCTTACAACCGGGTGGTTCAATAATTATCGTTCAAACCCGCTGGTCAAAACGAGATCTGACCGGTCAGGTTTTAAAAAACTCATCTAAAGACGGAACAGATAACTGGGAAGTTATCGAGTTCCCTGCAATCCTCCCATCCGGAACTCCTCTCTGGCCCGGATTCTGGAAGAAAGAAGAATTAGAGGCTATCAAGGCCGAACTTCCTGTAGCAAAGTGGGAAGCTCAGTATCAACAGAATCCCACCTCGGAAGAAGGTGCGATCATTAAACGTGATCAGTGGAGACTCTGGGAGGATGAAGATCCTCCTGAGTGTGAATACATCATCCAGAGTTGGGATACGGCGTTTGAAAAGTCCAATAGGGCAGACTTCTCCGCCTGTACAACCTGGGGCATCTTCCAGAAAGAGAACGAAAAAGGCTATATGCAGCCTAACATTATTATGTTAGATGCTGTTAAAGAGCGTTTAGAGTTCCCGGAGTTAAAGAAGAAGGCGTTTGATATGTGGAAGGAGTGGAATCCTGACACGTTGATAATTGAAAAGAGAGCCGCTGGAGCGCCTCTTGTGTATGAGTTAAGAAGGATGGGGATTCCTTTATCGGAGTACACCCCTTATAAGGGACAGGATAAGATTGCGCGGGTGAACTCTATAGCTGACTTATTTGCTTCCGGCGTGGTCTGGCGACCGGATACAAGGTGGGCAGAAGAAGTCGTAGAAGAGATGGCATCTTTCCCTAACGGGGATCACGACGATCTTGTTGACTCTACATCTCAAGCGTTAATGAGATTCAGACAGGGTGGGTTTATTACTGTTCAGTCAGACGAGCAGGATGAACCGTCTTACTTCAGACGGAAAGTTGAATACTACTGAGGACCATCATGGCAACGAATATTGCTCAAGCGCTTGTGCCGTTAGATCTCTCACAGATGTCAGACGAACCTGCGATTGAGATTGAAATTGAAGACCCGGAATCAGTGTCTATCAGTCTTGACGGTTTAGAGATTGATCTCATGCCGGAAGAACCTGAGTTCGATGCGAACTTGGCAGAACTTATAGATGAGAGT